AGCATAATGTGGATGATGTTCGCCGCCATGTTGGAATCAGAGATACCAACCTCCATACGGTTGAACTGATCCTGTTCCAGCAATGTACCCTGCTGGATAACCTTGCCGTCCTGATCCTCAACATGGTTGCGCCAAAAGGTTCTCTTAAACATCAGCATTTTCTTCTATCCCTCCTTGCTCAGAAAGTCTTTTCCAGTTCTGCGTTTGCTTCCGCCAGCCGCAGCACTTCGGGTTCGACCTCGATCAGCGGGAACGTAAACCGCAGCAGACCGGCGTTGATGCTGTCGCGGGACAGGCTCACGCTCTGGCTCCCGGCCAGCACACCATTGTTGTCGTAGACGCGCACACCGGTGATCGTGTCCTTTGCACCGGAACTCGGTGCATTGACATAGACCACCACGGCAGTCCCGGCAATCTCCTTTCTGTTGATCTCGCCGTCAACCCAAGTGCTCTTGTTGAGCTGGTACTGGAAGCGAGTGACCGCCCGCAGCAGTTCAGCGCGGCGGTTATTCAGAAAATTATCCGTAAAAAAAGCCATCCTCTTTCTCCTTTCTCTGCAAAAGAAAAAGCCCTTGCGGGCTGTTGCAGCTTGTTACAGGTAGGTCTTGCCACAGACACGCGGCGTGATCTTGAACGCTTCGACTTTCACCTGACCGCCCGCCGTGGCCGCTGCGCTGGTTCCCAGCGTTGCCGCGCTCGGTTTTGTGCCGGTGGTCGAATCGCCCGCTTCTCCCGGACTTCCGGTGAATGCTTCCACTCTGGTTTCAGAGTAAAGCGGCATATTGGCGGTGTAGCCCTTTGTACTGGTAACGGGCAGGTCACCGGTCACGCCGCTACCGGTTTCCGCCGGGGTGATGGAGTAGCCATCCACCGCCGGGGTGGTTTGCAGCTCTTGTCCTGCGCTCCAACCTTTCGTCGCCACCTCCGGGATTGTGCCGGTGATTTTCGGGAACGCAAGGAACACTCCGGTGTTCGCCGCTGCGTCCAGCTCTGCGCCGGTCGAGTAGCCCAGTTGGGCGGGCTTCCAGTATGTTCCGCAGTACGGAATACCGCACTCCGGCACTTTGTAAGCTATGCACTCCACCGTCACGCCAACGCCGATGCTGTGCCGCACCATGTAGCTGATCTGTTCAAGGTGAGCAGACAGGCGTTTGGTGTAGCCCAGCAAGTCCTCCATTTCCCGGATGGTGTGATACTGCGCCGCCGCTTCCGTAATGTTGACGTTCAGCCGCCAGAAGCCCGGAGTGCCGCCGTAGTCGAACCACTCTTCTACCTCGGAATCGGGGTACACGGCACTTGCCTGTTCCCGGACGGCCTTGACCGTACCGGCGTACCGCTGAATCTCAATCGCCGTTCGGACGATTCTCCGCTTCGTTTCCACGTCGGCGGTGGAGTCGTACCACTCGATTTTGAGGTAAACGGCCATCTGATCCAGCACACCCTCGTCGCATGTGTCCACTTCGGAGAACGTCATGCCGGTGTCGAGATATTCAAACATCCGGTCTTGCAATTCTCCGTAGACAGCGGACAGGACTTGCGCCCACGGCTGTTCTGCAACAATCCGCGGCAGGCCGTCCGTGATCCTTGCGTCCCGCAGGTTAATCATCCTCGATACCTCCGTAGATGATCGTCGGCGTTCCGCTCAGTTTCGGAATCTGCACAACGGCTTTTCCCGAATCCATGCCGTTCTCGATCACCTTATCGACCGGCTGGCGCAGCTCCACTCGCTTCACGCCAGCGGCCCGCAGGCGGGCGATCAGCTCCATCGGGTTAATGTCCCGACCAATGGAACGCTGCCACTCCTGAAATTCCTCCACCGCTTTTGCCACGCTCTCCTGAACGATGCTTGCGCCTTTGGAATTTCCAGAGCCGATGTAATAGGTGAAGTCGATGGAATATTCCACCTCTTCCGGTGCTTTGCAGATTACGCGGTCTGTCATAGGGCGGCGGGCTTCGTTCATCAGATACGTTTGCATTTCGCTCATATCCTTTTCGCTCGGCATCTTTCCGCCGGTCAGCATGAAGAAAATGTACACCGTGCAGGCCACGTCCCGCGGGCTGACAGCGATTGCGCTCTCTACGTCCGACCGAAACGACATAGCCCAGAACTCGTAAGCGTCCTTTGGGCCAGCGCAGGAGTAGGTCGTGGGAGAAAGCCAGATTCTACGGGTCAGGCTGTCGTCGCTCTCCACGTCTGCGCCGCCGCTGCTGGTGTCGGTGTTCTCCACCGCCGCCACATACGGAATGGCATCAACCAGTGTATCAACAACACCGGGCGGAATATCGTTGCCGCCCGCGCCTACCACTTCGGCCTGTGCCAGCACATCCACATAGGTCTTGCCAATGTCGATCTGTGCATAGTCCATTGTGGCAAAATAAACCCCCGCTGCAGTTCTGACGCGGGTTCCTTGCGGGATCATGGCAACGGTTTTCTGAACGGCAGACAGCGTAAAGCGAACCGTCACCGTTGCATAGGTTGCCGGGGTGCGCTTCACGCCAAACGGCAAGCCCATGTTGTCCAGCTCTGCGCCGGTCGCTGTTTTCAGCAGCGCACAGCGGGTGCGCTTCTCCGCAATCTGAATCATCATGTAGTACAGCTCCGTCATGCTTTTCAGGGTAAGCATAATCGGGTCTGCTTTGTTCAGGGGCGGGGCCGTACCGTTCACGGCCTTATAGTTCCGGGTATAGATTTCCGTCACCAGATTGCTTACATCCTGCAACGTAAGGTTTCCGGTAACGCTGTACTCCGGTATATCGGCAAACTCGGCAATGTTAGACAATCTGTACCACCACCTTTGGCCGGATGCGTCCTTGCTGGCTGTGGCTCGTTTCATACTCCACTTCCAGCACTTCCGCCCGCGGCTCGTACTTCTTTGTTTTGCGAATGATCTCTGCCGTGAGCATCGCCTGTGCAGCTTCGGCGGGCAAACTCAAACATTCCATGTTCAAGCCAAACTCCCGGTCAAGGGCTTGTTCTCCCTCTTTGCTGCCATAGAGTGTCAGCAGACAGTTGTAAATATCCAGTTCTTCGGTTTTGCCAGACGGCTCAATCTCAACGTCGAAGCCGCCAAGCGTCATAGTTTCCATATCGTCGCTCACGGTGCGTATTCCTCCAACGTCAAAGTAACCTTACCGTCTTTCAGTCCCCAGAAACGATGCACCGCACCCCATCCCGTCGTCACCTTTGTCAACTTGAACGGATTCTGCGACATAGGTTTGTTGTTCAGGATGAAGTAGTCAATCGTTCCAGCTTCACAGTGATTCATGAGTGCGTCAAAGATTTTGCGCGGGTTCACGCCCAGCTTTGAAACCAACTGGATTTCAAACTGGTACGACTTCAAACCCGGCCCCGTGTACTCGCTCTTGTCTTTGCCGCCGATTACACTGTGCGTGGCCCAGTTGCTTGATGTGCTTCCGTTGATATTGGCAGGTGTCAAGACACGCCAACTTGATACCGTAAATATCAGTCCCGCATAGCATCCAATGCTTCCCCATGCCATAGGATCACCCCCTTACGGTGTCGGAGTTCCGGTTTCGCCAGCAACAACATACGGGCCAGCCGTGGCCGCACCAGAATGAGTGTGCTTGTGGTTTACCAGAGAAATGCCGTTGATCTTGCAATCGCCGGAGCCACCAGAGATATTCACGGTCGATCCCTTGATGTTCACCGTCGTTCCGTTGAAGTTCAGCGTAACGCCCTTGATCTCAACCGTTCCGTTCTGACACACCTTTACGGTGGAACTTCCCACCTTGAAAGTCATGTCACCCTTGACGGTGTACTCCACGTTCTTCCCAACGGTTTCTTTTACATTGCCGTCGATGGTTTCCGTGTAGTCGCCGGTGTCGCCGTCGTACTGCTCAAATGCTTTTCCCTGCTCGTCGTTGTAGTCGTGCCGGTAGCGGCCTTTCTTGCCCTCGACGGGCTTGTTGTCCTCATTCCAGATCGTGCCGATGCACGTTCCCATTTCCTGACTGTCGGAGTTGTGGAGGACGCAGACCAGCTTGCCTACGACCGGCATCCGGTACATGGCATTGGAAACCATGCAGATTTCATCCGTGACCGAATCGGCGCGATCCTCGTATGTAACCTCAATGGTTCCGTCCTCGTAGTTCACCTTGGACACAGAGCCAATTCGGATAACGCTGCTCATGCTGTTACCCTCCCACTCTGCTTGCAGAAACTTTCGTCACCAGACCGGAAGATTTGTTCAGCGTGTGGCTCACGGTGTCCATGTAATACTTCCCGTTCAGTTTCCCTAGTCCCTTTATATTGATGCACATGGTCGAACACATACTCAGGTTTCCCATCGTCGAAAAAGAAATGGTCGTGGCCGAATGGTTCTTGTTGTCGATGGCCGCTTGAAGCTGCCTTTTTGCGTCCGCTTCGCTGGACGCATACTGGTTCAGTTTCAGCATCCTGTCGGCAGTACCGATTGTGACCTTGATGTTGACTTTCTTTTTTTGGTTCGAGTAGGTGAACTCTCCGCCGGTGTACGTCCCGGAAAGCGTTGTGTTCCAGCTCAAAGAGTTAGGCACAATGTCCGCCGGGGTAAAGGTTGCGACTGCATCCTTTTTCTTGTACTGCTCACGATCAAAAATCCAGATTTTGCTCCGGTAGGTTTTGAGGATCAGGCCATAGGTGCTGCAAAGTTTTTGCAGGAACGAACTATCCGTGTCGTCCTGCTCTTTCAACGCAATGTCCACGTCCTCGGCATCCATGCTGCACCCCAGCCCGTACCGGTCGGCAATGGTCTGAGCGATGCGCTTGATGGAGGTCTTTTTCCAGACGCACTCTTGGTTTTTTTCGTGAAAGCTCGTTCCGTTCGGACGGGCCACCGCGCCGATGGTCAGCACACACGGCCCAGCGGAATAGCTGAGATCGTCCACCACCAGCGTCCCGCAGTCAAGCGGGGTGCTGTCACCCTGCACGATCCAGTTTTTCGTGCAGAGTGTCGGGTGTAGCACAGCTTCCTTATCCGGCAACCACGAGTTGATCCACTTATCATCCACCGCGTTTACCTTGATGGAAATGCTGTCGCTCGAATCTGCTCCCCGGTCGTTATAGGTGAAGCTCTCCACATCCCCTGAAATGTCCCCGGAAATATCGGTGTCGTTGTACTCCAATTTCAGGATCGTTTTTCTGGGCTGAATCGCAATCATATATATCACCACCTACCTTTTCCACGGCGGCAGGTTATCGTTTGCCGCCACCTCTTCTTCAATGTCCGGCGTGACTAGCTCAACGCCGGAATCGAATCTGTAAATCTCGATGTACTCCCGGTTTGCGGCCATCAGTACATCGGCTTTCAGCTCGTCACCGTAGACGGATTTCGCAATGCCGTCCCAAGTGTCGCCGCTCTTTGTCGTGTACGCCATCAGGCCACCCCCTTACGAAGCATATTTGACACGGCCCTGTTCACGCTCTTCTTCACGCATTTCCTGTTTGAACTCTTCAAACAGCTTCCGCATTTCACGTTCAAGCTCTTCCATGTTTGTCCCGCTGCCGACAGTGATGTGCGGCGAAAAGACAAACTGGGAATCCTTGATGCTGCTGGAACTTCCGCCGTCACCGCCGCCCGCGGCGCGGTAGGCACTGGACGGCATATCCGGCAGGGTTTTCTCGGTGTCCCTCTGCGACAGCATATAGAGCGGTGTTCCGGTGTCGGTCAGAGCACCGTTTTCCCAGCTCGACAGCACCGTGCCGCCATTATAGGTCTTGGCCGCTTCGGTCAGCATAGAGGTGATCGTGCTGTCTCCGCCAAAATACTTGTTCAGTACCAGCGGGGCAACATCAGCGGCAATGCTGGTAGCTGCCAGAGCCAGAGAGCCGTCACCGGCCAGCGAGTTGTTGGCGACCGTCCACAGCATAGATGCTGCGTCCCCCGCCGTGCGGATGCCGTTGGAGCGCAGAGCGTAGTCGGCATAGGCTTTGGAGAAGTCGATCAGGTTGTCCAACTTCTCGTTGCCCGTTGCACTTGCGCTGTTCTCCGCAGATTCTTTCGCGGTCTGGTACGTTTCAGCCGGAACATCGGGTGCTTCCGTGGCGGGCGGCTGTGCCACATCCTGCTGCGACAGCATATAGAGCGGTGTTCCGGTGTCGGTCAGAACACCGTTTTCCCAGCTCGACAGCACCGTGCCGCCGTTGTAGGTCTTGGCCGCTTCGGTCAGCATAGAGGTTATCATGCTGTCCCCGCCAAAATACTTGTTCAGTACCAGCGGCGCAACGTCAGCGGCAATGCTGGTAGCTGCCAGAGCCAGAGAGCCGTCACCGGCCAGCGAGTTGTTGGCTACCGTCCACAGCATAGATGCAACGTCCCCCGCCGTGCGGATGCCGTTGGAGCGCAGGGCGTAGTCGGCATAGGCTTTGGAGAAGTCGATCAAGTTGTCCAGCTTCTCGTTGCCCGTTGCACTTGCGCTGTTCTCTGCAAAGTCTTTCGCGGTCTGGCGCGTTTCAGCCGGAACATCGGGCGTTTCTGCGGCGGGCGGCTGTGCCGCGTCCTGCTGCGACAGCATATAGAGCGGCGTTCCAGTGTCGGTCAAGACACCATCCTGCCAGCTCGACAGCACCGTGCCGCCGTTGTAGGTCTTGGCGGCTTCCGTTACGGCCTTTGTTACCGTGCTGTCGCTTCCCAGATACTTGTTCAGGATGATGGGAGCAACGTCGGCGGCGATGCTTGTCGCCACCAGCTCCAAGGAGCAGTCCCCGGACATGGCGTTGTTTGCTACCGTCCACATCATCGACACCACAT